ATGAAGTAGATAATAAATCACTTTCATCTATTTTTAACGAATCTAATACTTCATATTCATTATTATGAATCGTTAACATTAATGATACACTTAAATATGGCCTCTTACGTAAAATCTTATTAAATATATATAATACAAATTGTGAAAATGCAAAATATATATATTCATAATCTTTTTCAGATATTAATACATCTGTAAATTTACTATCTACTTTATCATTTCTATTTATATGCATCTGTTCAAATTTTTCTATCAATGTTTCATATATATCTGTAAAAAATCTCCAAAAAGAACTAAAATCAGAATCGAGTACATCATTGAGTACATTATATTCCATATAATTTTTTTCATTAATAATCATTATATTATTAAATTCATCTATTACATTTTTTATTTCTGCTTTTTTAACTAACAACTTAAATAAATCTTCTACAAATTTTTCATTTAATTCATTTGATGGCATAAAATTCGAAATTGTATTTAATTTTTTATATAATTCTTCATTATTTTCTTTCTTCTTCATTTGTTCCAAGAATATTTTATCTTCTTTTTCTAATAATTTACGTTCAAATTCTTCCGCCGCTTCAGAGGATAACGTACGTAAATATTCTTCATATGGGTCTTCGAAACTCATAAAATCACCTCACTATAATTATATCAAAATTCTTCTTCATAGTAAATAAATTTATTTTTTCTTAAGAAAAACTTTTTTAATATGTAAAATATAAATAGAAAGAATAAAACTTTTTAGGAATGGAGGATTATATGAAAAAAGAAGAAATACGGAAAAGAAAATGGTATACGATTTATAGAATTTTATCTGATTTATTTTCTGATAGATTCGAAGTCGTTTATGTAGGAGTTACCAGTCGAACTCTGGAAATACGTTTATATTGTCATCTTCATGACCCGCATTCTCCATTTTATAAGAAAGACACATCACATTTAAGGATAGAACCAATTACGACTTTATTTACTGATTTTATATCTGCTGGTAAATTAGAAGAGGCATTCACGAGAGACTATATTAGAAATAATTATCCCATTCAAAATGCAAAATATGGGAATGTTGCATCACCGAAATTACAAAAGAAAATGAATACAGCTATTTCTAAAGCCTTAAAAGGGAAACCTTTTACAGAATCACATAAAAAGAATATAAGTAAAGCTTTAAAAGGAAATATTATTCGTGAAAGAGGTAAGAAACTTTCCGAAGCACATAAACGGAATATTTCAAAAGGACATATGGGTATTCCTATTCCTAAAAAATCAAAAGAAGCTTTTATTGAATATAATAAAGATAGAAATAAACCTATTATCGATAACAATACAAAAATAAAATATAAGAATATTAAGGAAGCTTCCGAGAAACTTAATATTCCGATAAAAGATATTCGGGATAGTTTACATAATAGAACTGATAAATATAATTTTGAATTTTTAAAGGAGGAAATATTTAATATGAAAAAAGAAGAAATACGAAAGAAAAAATGGTATACAATTTATAGAATTTTATCTAATTCATTTTCTAGTAAATTTAAAGTTATATATATTGGGGTTACAACATCAAATTTAAATAAATGTTTATATAATCATTTTTATAATCCTCATTCACCATTATATAAGCAAGATAAAGCCAATTTTAAAATAGAACCAATTACAATTTTATTTACGGATTATATTTCTGCTTGTAAATTAGAAGAAGCATTCACGAGAGATTATATTAGAAATAATTATCCCATTCAAAATAAAAAATATGGGAATGTTGCTTCCCCTGAATTGCAAAAAAAGATAAATAATGCTATTTCTAAAGCTTTAAAAGGGAAACCTTTTACAGAATCACATAAAAAAAATTTACGAGAAGCAACAAAAGGGAAAACAGGCCATAAATTAGGTGTAAAATTATCAGAAACTCATAAACAAAATATTTCAAAAGGACACATGGGAATTCCTATTCCTAAAAAATCGAGGGAAGCTTTTATTGAATACAATAAGGACCGAAATAAACCTATCATTGATAATGATACAAAAATAAAATATAAGAATATTAAGGAAGCTTCCGAAAAACTTAATATTCCCATAAAAGATATTCGAGATAGTTTACATAACAGGATTGATAAATATCACTTTAAATTTTTATAAATAAAAAAATGATGATTTTTCAAAGATTTATTCAATGAAAAATCATCATTTTTTATATTAATATACATCAGAATATTGAATCGTTGCTTGTTCTGCTACAGTTATAGTTCCGACATTAAATGACTTACTATAATTGCTAAGCCAACAATCTATATATGTTTCTGTATAGTAGTCAGCAGCTCCATCACCTTGACCTGTTCTTCTAGTTTTTACTTGAATTTCAAGAGGTGTACGTTGGTCTTTTAATGTTTTAAAAACCATTCGACTACTTACAAGCTTACCAGCTTCAATATTTATATGTTTAGGATTATCCCATTTTTCTCTTGTTGCTTTTGTTTCTCTTAATCCTAAACTACCTAATTTATTCATTGGAATTGCATCTGTAGTTAAACCTAATGCGTTCCATAAATTTGATTCATATAAAGCAATTCGGGAAACTTGTAATTGTCCACCATTTGTATTCGACGGAACTGATTGTACCACTCCTTCCCATCCAATTGCTTGTAATTTATTAATTGTTCTACTTTCTGAAACACTAAAACTTTGAATCATACCAACAATTTGTTCATTCGCATAAATAAATATGTTGGTTGATGTCATTAATTTACTGTTTGAATCAGAATCCTTTGGATTTAAATTATTTTCTGCAGGTTTAGTTCTGTTTGCAGTATAACGATGTGTACTTAAAGAAGTATTTTGTTCAAACAAATGTGTCCATAATGGGTCGCTTGCCATGTTTATTTCACCTCCTAAAAAATTAACTGTTTAATGTACTCTTTTCAACAACTGTACTAGAGAATACGTCCGCATACTGAATTGTAGCCTGTTCTGTAATTGTAATCGTATTTGCTGCAATTGTTTTGCTATAGCTACTAAGCCAACAATCTATATATGTCTCACAGTAGTAGGAAACGTTACTTTCATCAGGCATAACAGTTTTTGTTTTAATTTCTAATGGAACACGTTGGTCTTTTAAAGTACGAAAAGGATTACCATAAGTATTATAAGCTTTAGCAGTCGCGTCAGTCCTATCTGAAGTAAGACCATAGCGTTGATTTTCTCTTTTAGTAAATTTACCAGTTGGAGTTAAACCGAGTGCATTCCATAAATTGCTGTTATATACAGCGAATCTACTGATAGAAATTTGGCCGCCTTGTGTATTTCCTGGAACTGCTTGTACAACTCCTTCAGTACCGAGTTCTTGAACTTTAGTAATAGTTCTACTTTCAGAAGGAGACATACTTTGTACAAAGCCGATACGCATATCATTTGAATATACATTAATATTAGTGGTTGTTATCGCAAGATGTACGGGAACATCACCACTTTGAGTTTGACCAGCGGCTCTATGTGTATTTAAGAACTTATTTGATTTTGAATCAAATGCTCTTGTATTTGTTATCAAAGCCATATTTGTTTTCACCTCTCAAGAATTTTAATATAAAATACATTAGTTTCTAATATTACGAATAATTTTTACGAAAATTTTATATATTGGAGTTACATATAATATATGCAACTCCAAATTTTTAAGCAGAAGCTTCAGAGAAACCAAATGTAATATTGATATAATTTAATGGATATACTGCTTCAATCTTGAAATTAACATTTATTTGACGTGGGTCAGTGTTATCTCTTACAACGGATAAGTCAGAATATCCAATAATAATTTCTTGATTTGTAAATTGGCTAAGAATATTCGTAATTGTATATTCTACATCAGAAATTACGCCGGTAGTATTTTTACGGCCTACATAAATTTTTCCACATGTAGAACGACATTCATCAATTACATAATCCTTAATCTGAATAAGTGTAATTTCACTAGTATTAACTTCATCAGGTGCAGTAGTTAAACCATGACGAATTCTAATATTTGTACCATCATTTGTTAAAATACATGCGCCAGAATTTGCCATAAGATTCATTTCAGAATCCATATAGGTATCTGGTAAATAACTAAAACCATTAATAGTTTTACGAGTTAATGGTTCTGCAGGGTCATTAAATAAACCTACGGAAGCAACGGCAACTGCTAAATAACAACCTGGTAATGTTCTATCTGATGTTTTACCAGTATTCGGATTAACAACAGATTTTACAACACGTCCAGGAACAACATAAACTACACGTTCATCATAAAAGCCTTGACAAGTTTCAATAATACCAATAGTTCTGTCATTTGCTTTTGCATATTTACTCATTTTTTGCCCTGGATAAGCGGATAAATAGGTCATACGTTCTTTACCCATTTCATAAGAACTCATTAAATCAACATGATTTTTACAATAAGTTCCGACCGCGGTAGAAGTTGTAAGTGGTACAACTGTCTGAACATTAGAAACCATTGGTAAAGGACGTTTTAATTTATCAATAGCGTCACAGAAATCTGCATCAGATGAGCCTTTAGTTTGTACACAGATAATCTGATTTAAACCATTACTAAAAGCAATTTCTGCACCTAAGCTAAGTGAATTCGTAACAATACCGGAAGCGGTAACTTCATAATTTCCATATTCAGCAACAACATCACGATAATCACTAAAATACTGAGCATCATAACCGTCTTCATCTTTACGATATTTATAAGTAACGTAGAAAGAATCTCCTTCTCCAGGAATACCATCATTTAATTCACGAGCTTCAGTTTTTATAATAAGAACATCATTATCATTTGCAACATATTGTAAATCTTTAAGGATAATTTCTACACCAGGGATAATATCGTAAATTTCGTCTCCTCCAATCCATTCTGCTGTAGCGAGTGGATTTGCCGCATCCGGATACATTAAAGTTTCTGTCATTACACCATAATCATCTTCTTCAAGCTTAAATACTTGGAAAGATGCAGCCGCACCAGAAATAATTTTAACTTCATATGTACCATCTACAACGCTTGCAGGATTAATTACTTCAATAGATTCTACTGAGTCTTTCAATCCGGCTACAGAAGTAGCGATATCAATCGTTGCAGTAGGTTCTTTTTCAGTTTTTGCAGCTGTAGTTTGTAATATGAAATAATCGCCTGCTGCAATTAAGTTTTCGTCGGATTCAGCATCGACATCTGACGGACGTTTAAAAGTAGAAGTAATTTTTAATAAAACGCCCGGAATAGCAGTATTGAATTCTTCACCAACAACATATTCACCAACGACATCTTTAGTTGTTCTATTAACGATACGATAACAACCGGCTTCTTCTGCGGCATAAGTAACTTCTATAGCCCATACACCGTCTTCAACAAAATAGCTATTTGCAGAATCAATCTGATAAGTAGCACGGCTATAAAATGCACGAGAACCTTCATTAATAAATGGGTCAGTATCAACTTTTAATAAATCAATTGTTGGGTCACTATTTGGG